AAGCCGCACCCCTGGCGAAGAAGCGGCCCGCGCCGCCAATTCCACCGCGCAGGCCGATGCCACCCCGGCACCGGCCCAGACCCAGCCCGACGCGGAAGCCATCCGCGCCGAAGAGCGCCGCCGCTCGGCCGACATCATGTCGCTGTGCCAGCGCGCGGGTCTGGATCACGCCTTCTCCGGGGATCTGATCGCTCGTGGCGTCTCGATCGATGAGGCCCGCGCCGCCGTTCTCGACAGGCTGGTCGACAACGACCCGGCCGGTCGCACGGTCGAGCCCGCGCCTGCGCAGGCGCGCAGCAGCGGAGCGACCGAGATTGCCTATCGCGATGCCGTCACCAACGCGCTGCTGCACCGCCACGACCCCGGCGCCCACACGCTGCAGAATGGTGCCCGTGATTTTCGGGGTTTGACGCTGCTGGAAATGGCTCGCCACGCGATCGAACGGCGCGGCGGCAGCACCCGCGGCATGTCGAAGATGGAGGTGGCCCGCGCCGCGTTCGAACAGCGCGCGGGCGTCGGCTACCACTCCACCAGCGACTTTGCCTCGATCCTTGCGAACGTGGCGAACAGCACCCTGCGCAATGCCTATGCTTCGACCCCGCGCACCTTCGGAGCCTGGGCGCGGCGCGCGACGATCACAGACTTCAAACCTGTGCAACGCACGCAGCTTGGCGGTGCCCCCGATCTCCGCCGCGTCCTCGAGGCCGGCGAATTCACCTATGGCACCATCGGCGAAGGCAAGGAGGTCTATGCGCTGGCGACCTATGGCCGGATCGTCGCGATCACGCGGCAGGTTCTGATCAACGACGATCTGGACGCTTTCACCCGCGTTCCCGCCTCCTTCGGTGCCGGCGCCGCCGATCTGGAGTCGGACATCGTCTACGCTATCCTGATGCAGAACCCGGCGATGGGCGATGGAAAGCCGCTGTTCGACCCGGCCCATGCGAACATCGGAACTGCGTCGGTAGTTTCGGAGGCCGCGCTGGCTTCGGCCTATCGCGCATTCGGCCAGAAGAAAGGGCTGGAGGACCGGTTGATCTCGATCCTTCCCCGCTACCTGCTGGTTCCACCCGGCGTTCGTTCGCTGGAGGCCCGCAAGCAGGTGACTTCGACCACGCCGAGCAGCACTGCTGAGGTGAACACCTTTGCAGGCCGTCTCGAGGTGATCGAGGAACCGCGACTGATCCCGGCGAGCGGGCAAGACCCGTGGTTCCTCGCCGCCGATCCGGCCCGGATCGACACGATCGAGTACGCATATCTGGATGGCCAGGAGGGTGTGTTCACCGAGACCCGCACGGGCTTCGAGGTGGATGGACTGGAAATCAAGGCCCGCCACGACTTCGCAGCCAAGGCGATCGACTGGCGCGGCCTCTACAAGAACGCGGGCGCGGCGCCGGCGTGATCCGAATGAGCGGGGCCGGTTGATCGGCCCCGCTCCCATGCAATCCACCATCGGGAGAGAAACCCATGAAGAATTTTGTCGCAGTCGGTAACACGATCGATGTGCCCATTTTCAGTGTCGGCATCGACACACCGGTCGTCAGTGGGAATGGATACCTCATCGGCGCACTGTTCGGCGTGGCGCAAATCAGCGCTCCTGGAGTCGCGCCCGGATCGACCGAGGTGTTTCCGCTGATGGTCACCGGAGTGTTTGACCTGCCCAAGCAGGCATCGCAGGCATGGAGCGTTGGCGCCCGCGTCTATTGGGATGCTGTGGGCCAACGAGCCACCACCACCGCCACCGGAAATACCCTGATAGGAGTGGCTGTGGCCGCGACGGGCGGAACTGCTGGAGAGATCGTGGGCAGGGTTCGCCTGAACGGTTCGGTTCCCGCATGACTGCCTTTTCCGAAGCCATGGTCCGCATCTTCCGAGACCCGAACATGGCTGCGGATGCTCTGTGGATGGCTGGGGGTGTTCCCCCGGCCATCCCTGTCCGCGTGATCCGCAAGGCTCCCGACGAGGTCACGAACTTCGGCCAGTCCCGAGTCTTTTCCGAAAGCGTGATGATCGACGTGCTGATCGCGGTGCTGCCGAATCCGGAGCGCGGCGACCGTGTGGTTATTGATGGGGAGACATTTGAGGTTCAAGGCGAGCCGATCCGTGACAGCGAACGGCTGATCTGGAAGATGGACCTGAGGCCGGCATGAGGCTGTCTGCCAGGTTTACAGACCTTGCCACGCTGATGCAGGGCGAGATCGAGGCAGGCGAGAAGGCGGTCACGGCGGCAGTCAAGGATGCCGGGATCGCGCTCCGCGACAACTGGCGCGGCCAGATCAACAGCGCCGGCCTTGGCCAGCGCGTTGCGCGTACCATCCGCGCCGAGACCTATCCGACGGGCAAGAACAGCCTGAGCGCGGCATCAATGGTGTGGAGCCGCGCACCGGTGATTGTGGATGCCCACAACACCGGGCCTCTTATCCGTTCCGCCGACGGGTTCTGGCTTGCCATCCCCACGCAGGCAGCAGGCAACGGCCGTCGGGGCGGGCGCATCACGCCAGGAGAGTGGGAGCAGCGCACCGGCCTGCGCCTGCGCTTCATCTATCGCCGATCCGGCCCCAGCCTGCTGATCGCCGAGGCCCGCGTCAGCAAACAGGGACGCGCGGTGGTTTCGCGGTCCAAGACGGGACGCGGCCTCATGTCGGTGCCGATCTTCCTGCTTGTGCCACAGGTTCGTCTGCGCAAGCGCATAGACCTTGAACGCCCTGCACAGGCCGCGCTCGCGGCCCTGCCCGCATCGATCGTCCGCAGATGGAGCCAGATGAAATGATCACGCGCCGCGAGGTCGTGTTAAAGGCGCTGCACGAGACGCTGCAGAGCATCACCGGGAGGGTGGTGCTGCGCAACGCGTCCCTGCCCGAAAGGATACCTGAGGCCGGGTTGCTGATCCTGCGCGACGGCGTTCCGGGCGAGCCGGAAGAAACGCTGTCACCCCACCTTTACCACTATCAGCACCGCGCGGAGGTCGAGGCTTTCGCCCGCGGCAGTGACGGACTGGACGACACCTTCGACTCTCTGACAGCCTCGGTCGGCGCGGCTCTCGCGCCTGACCGGAGCCTTGGCGGTCTGTGCGACTGGGCCGAGCCAGGTGCACCGGAACCGGCCGACCTTCCGGTCGAAGGCGCAGTCACCATCCGCGCCGCCATCCTGATCGTGACTCTCCACTACACCACGGCCGACCCGCTGGCCTGAACCTGAAAGGAACCTCCCATGGCACGAGCACAAGGCGCGCGGTCGCTAGCTTGGCGGTCGCGTTCGAAACTGTCTACGGAACCCCGCCCGCCAGCGGCTTCACGCGGCTTCCATTTGCATCCTACGACCCTGAGCGCCGAACAGCCGCTTCTGGGTTCGGAACTGCCTGGGCTATGGCCGCGATCCGCTGGCGCCGATCAAGGACGCCATCACCTCGGACGGCGATCTCGTCGTGCCCATTGACGCAGAGGCGTTCGGATTCTGGCTGAAAGCGGCCTTCGGCATCCCCGTGACGACCGGGACTGGCCCCTATGTCCACGAGTTTCGCTCTGGCAACTGGTCCCTTCCATCGATGGCGATCGAGACCGGGATGCCGGAGGTGCCGCGCTACGCCATGTATTCCGGCGTGATGCTGAACCAGCTTTCGTGGACCATGCAGCGTTCCGGGCTATTGACTGCGACCGCCAGCCTCGTCGCTCAGGGCGAGGCCATTGACACGACTTCGGACGCAGGGGTTTTGGCCAACCTCAACCTTCTGCGGTTCGGCCATTTCAACGGCTCCATTGAACGAAATGGCGTCTCGCTTGGGAACGTCGTCTCGGCGCAGATCAGCTATTCGAACAATCTCGACCGCATCGAGACGATCCGCAACGACGGGCAGATCGATGGCGCAGACCCGACCATCGCGGCTCTGACAGGCTCCATCGAGGTCCGCTTCGCAGACACCACATTGGTGCAGCAGGCGATCAACGGAACGCCCTGTGAACTGCAGTTTGCCTATGCGCTTCCGGGCGGCCAGAGCCTGACGTTCACAGCCCACGCAGTCTATCTGCCGCGCCCTCGCATCGAGATCAGCGGCCCTCAAGGGGTGCAGGCCACATTCGACTGGCAGGCCGCACTCGACCCCGTCGCAGGTCGCATGGCGACCGTCACCCTTAGCAACAGCATCGAAAGCTATTGACCCATGATCCGCCTCAACCTCTCGACCGGCCCACGCTGGATTAACATCCTGCCGGGCCTGCGCCTTCACATCGCGCCCATCACGACCGCGATCATGGCAAGGGCCCGCAGCGACATTGCAGCCTCTGACGTGCAACAGGACATGCCGAAGGAGCAACTTGCGGTTGTGATGGCGAAGGCGGTGGCGCGCCTGGTGATCTCGGATTGGGAGGGAGTGGCCGACGAGGAAGGTGTGGCCGTCTCCACCACGCCAGAAGGCATCGATGCACTTCTGGACGTCTGGCCGGTGTTTGAGGCGTTCCAGGAAAAATGCCTCGCACCGCACCTGATGCTGGATGCTGAAAAAAACGTCTCCGCGCCCTCGCCGAATGGCACTTCGGAGGGGGCGACCGATACTGCGAAGCCTGCACGGGGCCGTGCCCGGACTGCCCGGCAAGGCTGAACCGTCCGGAAACTCCGGAGGGTTGGCAGGTCTGGGATCTGGCTGGTCGTCTGACCGGGCAGATCCGGGCCATCCCCGGCGCCGTGCTGGGGTGGGACATGACCGCCGCACTCGCCATTGGAAGCGCGCTGGGCATCGATCCCCTGGCTGTCGTCGAACTGCTGCCGGTGATCGAGGCCGAAATGATCCGCAAGACAAACGAGAAGATCGGAGAAGGTGCCAAGCATGGCTGAGAAGAAGGTTTCCGTTCGACTCGTGGCCGAGAATGGCCGCCAGGTCCGTGCGGAACTCAGAGGCGTGGGCGATGCCGGGGCCGACAGCTTCAAGCGCATGTCGGCAGAGGTGGACACCGCTGGCATCATGCTGCGCCGCCTGGCGGGAATCGCTGCTGGCGCGTTCAGCATTCGGCAGGTTCAGCAATATGCCGATACATGGACTGATCTAAGCTCGCGCGTCGAACTCGCAACGGGTTCGCAGGAACGCGGCGCGATGGTAATGGAGCGGCTGGGCACGATGGCTCGCCGCACCTATTCCGACCTCGGGCAGACGGTCGAGTCGTGGCTGTCCAATGCGACCGCGCTGCGCGAGCTTGGCCTTTCGACGGCCGAGAGCCTCGACTTCACCGAGGCTCTGAACAACGCCATGGTCGTGTCTGGTGCCCGCGCAGAGCGCGCGGCTTCGGTCCAGGACGCCCTTAGCAAGGCCATGGCGCTGGGAGTCCTGCGCGGCGACGAGCTTAACACGGTGATCCAGAGCGGTGGACGGCTGGCCATGCTTCTGGCCGACGAACTCGGCACCACGGTCACCGGCCTTCGACAGATGGGCGCCGATGGGAAGATCACCGGAGGCGTGATCCGCACGGCACTCGTCGGCAACCTCGAACGGCTTCGCGAGGAAGCCGACAGCATGCCTGCCACAATCGGGGATGCATTCACGCTGATGGGCAACGCCGCGCTTATGCTGGTGGGCAAATGGGATCAGATCCTCGGCGCATCCTCATCTGTGGCCACCGCGCTGATCATGGTGGCAGACAACATCGAACGCATCGCCGCCATCGGGCTGGCATTCGCTGCCGTCATGGGTACGCGATGGGTTGCTGCCTTTGTCCTGGCCCGCGTGGCGACGTTCAGCCTTGCGGGTGCCCTGACAGTCCTGCGCGCCGCGATCATCCGAACCGGCATCGGTGCGCTGATCGTCGGCGCTGGCGAAGTCATCTACCGCTTCGGCAAGCTGGTCGAGGCTGTCGGCGGCGTCGGAGAGGCTTTCCGTCTCCTGGGGGATGTCGCGGGAGAGATCGCGGAGCGGATCGGGCTGGCGTTCCAGGCTGCCTTCGCAACGCTCGGCGCTGCCTGGGAGGAATATCGCGCGCTGGTCTTTGTCGTTCTGGACGCGATCATCCGTGGCGCGGTGACTGCGGTGGATCGGTACGTGGCAGCGTGGAAGGGTGGCTTTGACGCGGTCGTCGCCATCTGGGGTTTCCTGCCGAGCGCTATTGGCGACTTCGCATTCCAGGCGGCCAACGGGCTGATCAGCGGGATCGAGGCGATGCTGAACGGCGTCGTCACCCGCATCAACCTCTTCATCGGCGGCATCAACGCGGCCCTCGCGATGTTGCCCGAATGGGCGGTGGGCGAAGGCGGCGCACAGATCGGGACGCTCGATCCGCTCAGCATCGGGCGCATCACAAACCCGTTCGAGGGTGGGATGCGGGACGCTGGCACCGCCGCCGCCGAAGCGTTTTCGGATGCGTTCGGACGCACCTATGTCGAAGCGCCCGACCTCTTCGGTGATCTGGCCGACCAGGCTGAGGCGCGGGCGGGGGAGTATCGCGACCAGGCCGGCGCGCTTGCAGAGGCCGCGACCCGCCCCCTGAAAAGCTGGCAGGCGCTGCAGGACGCGGTTGCCGCGTCCGGAGAAGAAGGCGCCGATGCGCTGGACGCCGCCGCAGGCGGGGCGTCTGCCGTGGAGGAAGCCCTGAACGGCGCTGGCAGCGCTGCGCGGGGCGCTGGCGCGGCGGGACGCCAGGCGGGAGCCGCCGCGAAGAAGGGAGCAGACGAGGCAAAGCAGGGATGGGACGCGGTGGGCGCGTCCCTCGCCGACTATGGCTCCACGGCGGGGGACACGGGCACCCAGATCGGCAGCGGCCTCGTGGCGGCATTCCAGAGCGCCGAGAACGCCATCGGTGACTTCGTGAAATCCGGCAAGGCCAGCGTCAGCGATCTTGCCACATCGATCCTCGCCGACTTCGCCAAGATTGGTGCCCGGCGCTTTCTGCTCGGTCCCCTGGCCGGGGCATTGGGCGGCGCGCTGGGCGGCGTGGGCGCTGGCGGCATCATGGCCAGTATCCTTCACTCGGGCGGCGTTGTCGGATCGGCGGGAACGGGCCGCATGG